TTATTTGGAAAACCATATAGAAAAATTAATATATCAAATCTAATAAATTCAATCAACAAAAAAAATCTTCTTGTGTATTTAGAATTTGAAAAGAATAATAAGAAATATGTTATTAAACGAGGATTGAAACCCAATATCTTTGAAATTTATGAAAATGGAAAATTAATTGATATTGCTGCACATAAGACAAAATATCAAAAATTTTTAGAAGAGAAAATATTAGAATTTGATGAAAACTATTTTAATCAAATAATTGTTAAATCTCTTACAAAAAAAATTTCTATTTTTAATTTTACTAAAGAAGAAAAACGGCAATTAATAGATGAATTGTTTGAGTTGCAATATATTACTGAATTGAAAAATAAATCAAAAGAGATTTTATTAAAACTAAAAAGTGATTTGAAAATAGAAGAGAATAATTTATCAAATTTAAAGCAATTGATATATCAAGAAGAAGAAAACATAAAAAAATTAAAAGAAATAGAAGAGAATTTAAAAAAAGAAAAAGAAGAAAAAATAAAGCAAATTGAAAAAGAGATAAAAAACACAACAATTGAAATAGAAAATATAGATAAAAATTTAATTGAGATAAGTAAATTAAAAGATGAATATGAAAAATTGAAAGTTACATATAAAGAATTATCAAAAGAAATTAAAAAAATTGTTGAAGAGAAAATGAAAATTGAAATTGAATATAATCACTCTAAAGATTTATATAATAAATTTTATCCTGTTTGTAAAGATTGCCCTAAATTAAAGATAATTACTAATTTTGAAACTTATACTGAAGATGATATTTTGAAATTAAAAGAAAAAATAGAAAAATTGGAAAATGAGCAAAATGAAATAAAAACAAAAATACAAAATATTAAATCATTTTTAAATACTGAAAAAATCTTGAAGAATAAAAAAGAAATTTTGAAGCAAACTATTAGAAAATTAGAAAAAGAAAAAATTGAAATAGAAAAAAAGAATATTGATATTGAAAAATCAAACAAGTTGGAAAAATTAAAGACTGAATATGAAAAGAAAAAAGAACAAATTATTGAAATAAAGGATAAAATAAAACAATACAAAACAATTACAGAGATTTTTAGTGATACAGGAATAAGAAAATATATTATAAAAAAATATATTGAGATAATCAATGAGTTTATGAATGAGTTTCTTGATAAGTTTGATTTGGATATAAAATTCAAGATTGATGAGAATTTTGATGAAGTAATAAATTCACGGTTTCATAAGAAGTTTAAATATGAGAATTTTTCTGAAGGTGAGAAAAAACGAATTGATTTGTCATTGCTTTTTGCTATTTTAAAATTTAATTCTATGAGAAAGGGAAATAAGACTAATATTTTAATCCTTGATGAAATAATTGCTGGATTAGATAATATCTCTGAAAACAATTTTTATTATATTTTAAGAACTTCTGATTTTCTAAAAGATAAATGTATTTATATTATTTCACACTCTAAAGGGATTGATTCAACTATTTTTGATAGAATTTACGAAGTTAAAAAAGAGAAAAAATTTAGTAAAATCATAGAAAAGTAAAAAACTTGGAGGAATTAATGAAACAACGAAAAATGTTAAAAGTGTATGATAAAAAATATTTTGATGAGTTAACAAAAATTTTTCAATTGAAGGACAAAATTAATGAATTTACAACAGAAATTAATTTATTTACAAAACAAGTAAAATATTCAAATAAAAAGCAACAAATATCTTCAAATCCATATAAGCAAAAATATAAAGATAGAATTTTTAAAGAATTGAATTTATTTGATTATTATTCTGAACGAATAAAGTGGACTTATGATTTTGTTTTTATTTTTGATGATGAGTTACATAAAGATATTTTAGATAAGATAAATTATAAGTATAATGATTTTCAATATATTTTTTATCCTAAACAAAAAATAGAAAAATATGGATATGCTATTGGAAATTATTATTCTAAATACCCTAAATTTATAATTTCAAAAGGACGATGGGATAAATGTTTAACTGCATATTCATTGTTGAAAATAGGAATTTCTGATTTTAAAATTGTTGTTGAAGAACAAGAATATGAAAAATATTTACAATATTTTGAAGAAGATAATTTATTAATTTTAGATGAAAGTTATAAAAAAGAATATGAAACTTTAGATAATGAAAAAGATTGGAAAAATACAGGTTCAGGTCCTGCAAGAAATTTTGTTTGGGATTATGCAAAAAAGAATGGAAATAAATTTTATTGGATATTTGATGATAATATAAGAAGTTTTCTTTTTTATAATAAAAATAATTTTTATGATGTGTATGATTCATCGTTTTTTGGATATTGTGAGAAAATTATTGAATCTTATGATAATATAGGAATGTTGGGATTAAATTATGAAAGTTTTTTAATGAGAAGAGATAAAAACCCACCTTACTTTTTAAACAATCGAATTTTTTCAATGTTTTTGATTAAAACTGATGTTCCTATTAGGTGGAAAGGAAGATATAATGAAGATGTGATTTTATCAATAGAATTTTTAAAGAATGGATATGCAACAATTTTAACAAATTTTTTTGTTGGTGATAAAAAGCAAACTCAAAGAATGTTTGGTGGAAATACTAATGAAATTTATTTAGGAAAAGGGACAATTCCAAAATCTAAAATACTTTTAGAAAATTATCCTGAATCTTCAAAAATGTTATTTAAATTTGGAAGGTGGCATCATGATGTAAATTATCGATTTTATGTAACTGAAAAAAATAATATTGGAAAATTTATAGGAAAACCATTAACTGATGAAGAGAAACAAGTTTTTACATTGGAAAAAGATAAAAAGAAAAGTGTAACAATTTTTGATGTTTATAAAATGTTTGGAAAAGAAATTCCAAGTTATGTAAATGTTGATGCTGTAAAAAGAAAATTGAAAAAAATTAAAGTAATTAATACTGAAATGAAAAGAAAGGATTTAATTAAAAAATATCCATTTTTCAATATTCACGGATATTTTAACACTGTTTTTGAAAAAGAAATTAAAAATCCTATTTTTATAATTACCCCTGAATTGGGACAAGATAAAAAATTGTATAAAAAATTAGAAAAGAAATTAATTGAAATTTTACCTAAAAATTGCAATACAATTTTTAATTCTTGTCAGACTTTAACAGATGCTTTAATAAGTATTTATAATTATTATCATAAAATTAATAATATTGATTTTGATTATTGGGTTAAAAAAGATAATAATTTATTGATAAAAGAATTAGAAGAGAAAGAAATTAATAAGATAATTGTTTTTAATTTTGAAACTTTATCACAAGAGATTAAAGAAAAAATTAAAATTTTAGAAAAATATTTTACAATTCAATATGAAAGATTGGAAAAATCAAGAAGTTTGAAAAAGGATTTATTTAAATGATGGGTTGGATTGGGTTAGGGATTTTGTTATTATCTTATTTTAGTCTCATTTTTGATAAAAGTTCTAAAACTTTTAAAATTTTAAACATTATTGCTTCAATCTTTTTAGTAATACATGCAATAAATATTGCTGATGAAGTTTTTGCAATTTTGAATATATTCATAATTTTAATTTTAATCACTTCATTTTTTGATTTTAAAAGGAGGATAAAAATATGAATTTAAATGAATTAAAAAAGAAGTTAGAAGGATTTATTCCTGATGAAATTGAAACAACAATTGAAGATTGGATTGACACAGGACACATAGGATTAAATTGTTTAATCAGTGCTGACCCATATAAAGGTATTCCAACTGGAAAAATAATTCAATTTGCAGGTGAACAATCAACAGGAAAAACTTACATCGCACATAATATTATAAAACAAGCACAACAAAAAGGATATGATGTTGTGATTTTTGATTCAGAATTTGCACAAGATAAAGAAGATTTAGAGAAAAAAGGAATAGATTTAAAACGAGTTTTAATAATTCCAGAAGGAAGTTTAGAGAAATTTAGAACAAAACTTGTAAATCTTTTAGATTCAATTTCAAAAAATGATAAAGTTATGATTGTTGTTGATTCTTTGGGTAATTTTTATACTGAAAAAGAATATAAAGATGCTTCAACAGGAACAGATAAAGCAGATATGACACGAGCAAAGTTATTAAAATCTATTTTTAGATTAGCATCAACAAAAATAGGACAATTGCAAATTCCTATGATAATTATAAACCATGTATATGCTGACCAGTCATCTTTTATAAAAAGAAACATTGTCTCTGGTGGTAGTGGTTCTTTATATTCATCTTCAACAATTATAGAATTAACAAAAGCACAAGATAAAGATTCAAAAGGTAGAAATATTGGAGTTATAATCACAGGAAAAACTATAAAATCAAGAATGGCGAAAGAAAAAATGAAAGTGAAAATAGCAGTGCATTTTGAAAAAGGAATTTCAAGATATTCAGGACTTGTTGATTTTGCAATAGAAGGAGGATTTATTAAAGATTTAGGACGAAAACGATATGAATATAATGGTGAGAAAATAACAATAAAAGATATGAATAAAGAATTTTGGGAAAATTTATTGCAAAATGGATTTGCAGACTATTTAAGAAATGTTTTTGCTTATAAAAATGATTTAGAATGTGATATAATTGAAACTGAACAAGAATTGTTGTTAGAAGAAGGAGATTTAAATGAATGATAATTTTGAGAAAATTATCATTTATTATTTGCTTAATGATAAAATTTATTTTGATAAGGTTATAACTCATCTTTTTGCTAAATTGTTTTTAAATGATGATTATGCTTTACTTTTAAAAATAATTAAAAAATATTTAAAAGAATATAAAGAGCAACCAAAGATAGATTCTTTGGTAATTTATTTAGTGAATTTGAAAATTTCTGATAAAAAGAAAGAAAAGTTAAATGAAATTCTTGAAGATTTACGAGTTTTTAAACCTGCTTTAAATTTAAACACTCTTTTAATTGAAACTGAAAAGTGGATAAAGCAAAGAAGTTTGGAAGATGCTATTATTAAGTCTGCAGAGATTTTACAAAAACCTGATGAAAATAAAGAAATTATTGAAGATTTGGTAAAAAAAGCATTATCTATTAATATTTTTGATAATTTAGGACACAATTATGTAAAAGATGTTAAAGAAAGATTAGAAGCATATAAAGAAACTGAAGAATACACTTCAACAAATTTGATAAACATGGATGAAGCGTTAGGTGGTGGATTTGCCAAAAAAGCGTTGTATGTATTTGCAGGAAAAACAAATATAGGAAAAACACTTTGGTTGGTAAATTTTGCAACAGGGTTATTAAAATCTGGTGCAAATGTGGTTTATTTTACTGCTGAAATGAGTGAAATGAGAATTGCACAAAGAATTGACGCAAATTTACTTGAAATTGATATAAATGAATTAAGTAAAATCTCTGATGAAAAATTTATAAAAATGTTTAAAAATGAAATAAAAAAATATTCTGGAAAATTGATTATTAAAGAATATCCAACTTCAACAGCATCAGCAAAAACAATTGAAACATTTTTAGATGATTTAAGAATAAAAGAAAATTTTACTCCAGATTTTATAATAGTTGATTATCTTAATATTTTTACTTCTTATCGATTGCCAAGAAGTTCTTATGCTGATACATATAATTATTATAGAAGTATCACTGAAGAATTGCGAAGTCTTGCAGTGCAATATAACATTGGCGTTATAACTGCAACACAAATAAATAGAGCAAGTGCAAAAATAAAGAATTTTGACTTAATTGATGACACAGCAACATCAGATTCTTATGGAATTTCATTTACAACAGATTTTCAAGGAATTATTATTCAAAATAGTCAATTGAGAAAAGAAAATAAGTATTTGTTAAAAGTTGTAAAAACAAGATTTGGAGCAAATAACAATGAAATTTATACTTTTGATGTAAATTATAATTTTATGAAATTGTATGATTCAGATGAACAAGAAATTCCAAAAGTGGTGGAAGAGCAAGAACAGGAATTTTCTTTTGAAATTTAAAAGGAGATTTGAAAATGAATAAAGAAATGAATTTACCTGATTATTTACAAGAATATTTAGAAAAAGAGATTAAATGGGAAAACAATGCATCAACAAGATTGATTAATCATTGCCATAAACATCATAATTATTTGTTAGTTGAAGATGAGAGTGAATTTCCTGATATTAAAGAAAATGAATTCTTTTTAGTAACATTAGAACATCCATTTACAAGAAGAGTTGAAATAGCACTATGTTATAAGAAAGAAAAAAATAAATTATGGGTTAAACGAGGATATGAAGGAACAAAACCTTTATCATTTCCACCAGGAACTTTATGTGAAAATAGAATTACTAAAGGAACACTTGAATTATTATATATAAAAAGTTTGTTAAGTGGTGGTGAAGGAAGTTTACCAAGTTTTTATCCAACATTTTTAGGTTCTCCAGGACAATTTTTACGAGTAAATGAAGAAGGAAACTCATTAGAATATTTTTCTTTATCTTTTACTTATACATATTACTTAAACAAAATTTATTCTGAAGATGATTTAGATAATTTGAAAAATGAGTTTTTTATTCGACATAATTTGGGAACACGAGATATTCTTTATAATTTATATGATTTAGGAAAAGAACCAGATTTAGATTCTTATATTAATATTGAAAAAATAAATTCTTTAAATGCTGTTATTCCTGAAGATTTTAAAATTCTAAACAATAACACTATTTACATTAAAACAAATCCTTTTTTAATAAATGGAGTTTTGAAATTATTTGTTGACCCTTTTAAACGAAGTGCCAACAAGGAAAAAATAGAATTTGTTTCTTGTGAATTAGAAGATGATTTTTATAAAATAAAATTTAAAAATTCTGGGAATGATATAGGTGGAATTCGATTAGATAATGTAATTGCTATTTCTCAATCTTCAGGTGATAAAGAAAAAATCAACTTTAACACTTCATACATTTTAATTTTAGAAAATGAAGAAAAAATTATTAATATTGATAAAAAATTTACAAATTATGATATTATTTTTATGGATTTGAGTGGAAAAACTTTTCAGGTGAGTGTAAATGAGTGAAAATGTATTGTTTAGAATAAATGAATTATTAGATGATTTTGTTTATAAGCATAAAAAGTTTGGATTAGATTATGTGGATGCTATTTTGTATTATGCAAAAGAATATGATTTAGATATTTATGACATTGTTGATGTGATTAATGAAAATGTAAAAGAACAATTGAAACGAGATTTTATTAAACGAAAAATGTTAAAAGAAAAAATTAAAGAGTTGCCTGATTTTCTTTTTAAAAATTGAAATTTTTATGTTAAATTATTTAAAACTTTTGAAGGAGGAAAAGTTATGAAGTTTGACCTTTCAAGTATCAACCAAAGTTTTGAGGAATTTAAGGAAACAGTTGAAAAAAACAACAAAGCAGATTCAAGGTTTTGGAAAATTGATAAGAAACAACCTAAAAAATACAAGATAAGATTTTTACCTTACATTAACAAGGACGGGAAGTGGAAATTCTTTATTCAAAGGTATATTCATTATTTGAATTCAACTGTTAATGGAGAAATGAAGTTTAAGTCAGTATTGTGTCCAACATCAATAGGAGAAAAATGCCATATTTGTGAGAAAGTTTCTGAACTATATAGTTCTGCTTTTGAAGTTGACCATGATGCTGCAAGACAACGAGGAAAGAAACTTGAATGTTTAGCAAATATTTTAGTTCTTTCAGACCCACTTAATCCTGAAAATGAAGGTAAAGTATTCATTTTTAAATTTGGAAGAATGTTGAGAGATAAACTATTGCTTGCAATGGGATTGCAAAATGAAGATGAACTTGATGAAGATGAAGAAAAAGTAAATGTGTTTGACCCAATTAATGGTTGGGATTTTAAATTAGTTGTTTCAAGAAAAGGTGATTTTCCAGATTATTCTCAAAGTGAATTTATAAAGAAAAGAAAACCACTATTTGGTGGTGATGAAGAAAAAATAAGAGAGATATTAGAACAAACTTATGATTTAGATGAATTTTTAGACCCAGAACTATATCCTGATTACAATGAAACAAAAGTTATTTACAAAAGTATGTTTGGAAAGGTTGATGATGTTGAAAATACAAATAAAGAAAAATTTAAAGAAGAAATCGAAGATGATGTTCCTGATGAAGAAATAATTGATGAAACAGAAGATGTAACTGATATTGAAGACGATGATGAAGATTTAGATGATTTATTTGATGAATAATTTTATAAAAAATTTTAGGAGGAATTTAAATGACTAAAAAAGTAACAAAAACAAAAGAAGGTTTTAAATTTTCAACTCGAGAAATAAACATTCTAAAACATTTTGCAACAATAAATAACTCTCAAGTAATATACCCAGATAGATTTATTGTTTATTCTCCATCTCTGACTCTATATGCTGATTATTTATTGCTTGATGATAAAAAGAAACCATTATATTCTTTTGAAGCATTTGGGTTGTATCATGTAAATGAATTTTTGCAAATTTATTCTTTATATTCTTCTAAAGATGATGATTTTAAGATAGAAAGAAAAGAGAGTTATTTAGAATTTAAATCAACAAATTCAAAAACGATTTATCCAATCGTTGATATTGATATTCTTGAACGATATTCAAAAAAATTGAATGAAGATGTCTTGAATGAACAACCAATTTTAGCAGAATTTATTCTTTCAGAAGATAAAATTTCAATATTTAAGAAAATAGGAAATGTAATAAAAGCAAATAAGATTATATTTAACAACAACAATGGAAAAATCGTTGTAATGATTAAAAATTCTGATGTTGGTGATTCAGGAATTAACCACTTTGATGAAATAACAAAAGATGATATTATAAAAAATGAGATGGATGAAAATGTTGATTTTTCTTTAGATTTTGACAATTTTGTTTTAATGAAAGATGATTACAAAGTAAAATTGTATGAAGATATGATATTATTTGAATCCAATTCAGGATTGTTGAGATATTTAATAACATTAGAAAGTGAGGAGGATTTATAAAAATGAATAACATTATTACATTTAAAACGAACAAAAGAAGTTATGGGATTGTAAAAACAATCAAAGGGAGATATTCAAAACCAATATTCTTTACAGCATCTCCTGAAAAAGATTTGGATGATTGGGAAAAGAATACATTAAAGAAGTTTACAAATAAAATATTCTTTGATATAGAGAGCAAAATTATTAAAGATTATAAAAAAACATTTTGGGTAATAAAAGAGAGAATAAAGTTTTGGAAGGATTTTGTTGAACTTTATAGTGTTCTTGATGAATCTCCTGGTTTGAATTATTCAAGAAAATATAAAATGAATAGTTCTGATGTTGAAACACAATATTTCTTGTATGAAGTATTCTATAATAAGAAGTTTAGAGATGATTTTAAAAAGTATTTTGAAGAAAGAAATATTGAATATATGATTTTTAAACCATATCCTGGTAATTATGAAATGATAATAGGGATTGATAAAGAAGATAGAAAGGAATTGCCAGCAATAATTGGAGAAAGCATTAATGATATGAAATTTGATGTAAAAAAATTTGAATAAAAAGGAGAAAATAAATGAAAATAACTAAAGATTTGGGATTATGGGCGGAGAAATACCGCCCATCTTCCATTGATGAAGTTATTTTACCAAAAAAATACAAGGACTATTTTAAAAATATAGAAAAAACAAAAGAATTACCACATTTAATATTTTCAGGACCACAAGGAAGGGGAAAGACAAGTTTAGCAAAAGCACTTGCAAAAAGTCTTGACAGAGAAGTTTTATATATAAATGCATCTTTGGATAATTCTATTGATAATATTAGGTATAATGTTTCTCAATTTGCTAAAAATAAATCAATTAGTGGAAAAAAGAAAGTTGTAATTTTAGATGAAGCGGAAAGATTGCAAGCAGCACAAGAAGCACTAAAAGTTATTTTAGAAGAAACATCAAAGAATTGTTCATTTATTTTTTGCACTAACAATATTCATAAAATCATAAAACCACTTCAATCGAGATGTCAAGTTATAAATTTTGAATATGATGGAGATGAAAGAAAGGAAGTTGCAAAAGAGTATTATAAACGAGTTGAATTTATTTTAAAGAATGAAGGAATAGAATTTGACAAAAAAGTTGTTGTTGAATTAATTAAAAAGTTATTTCCTGATTTAAGAAAAATTATAAATACTTTACAACAATTTTCTTTGCAATATGAAAAAATCACAAAAGAAATTTTGAATTTTGCATCTTACGATAATGTTTTTGATGAATTAATCAGTGCTTTAAAGAAAAAAGATTTTAAAAAAATACGAGAATTAGCAACACAAGTTGAACCAGAAACATTTTATAGATTTATATATAATAAGATTGATAAAGTAGTTGCTGATAGTTCTAAACCACAAATTATTTTAATTTTATCTAAATATGCTTACCAACACGCATTAAGTATTGACCAAGAAATAAATTTGGTTGCTTGTTTAATAGAATTAGCAAATAATATTAAGTGGAGAAAAGCAAATGAAAAGTAAAGTAAAAGTTGCTTTGATGGATTATACACCTGACCCTGAACAAAAAATTGTTGCTATTGCTAAATTATCTCATGGTGGAGACCCATTTAAAATTTATTCAAAAAAAGAAATAGAAATTTTTATTAATAAATTGATTGATTGGAAACATTTTTCAGTTTTTGAACATGCGTCAGCAACATTTTATATTAAAGGAATTTCTTTGAATTGTTCTCATCAATTTGTTCGACATAGATTATTTTCATATTTGCAAAAATCAAGACGGTATTGTGCTGATGACCCAAATTTTATTATTCCTGATAGTTTAAAAAACAATAAAGATGTTGAAGATTTATTTAAAAAATCTTTAAATTTGTATAATAATTTAATAGCAAATGGAATTGAACCAGAAGATGCAAGATTTATTTTGCCAACAGCAACCGAAACAGAATTAATAGTAACTGGGAATTTTAGAGAGTTTATGCATTTTCTTAAATTAAGATTAGATAAACATGCACAATGGGAGATTAGAGAAGTTGCAAATCAAATTTTTGGATATTTAAAACGAGTTGCACCAATAATTTTTAATGAAGGAAACATTACAAAATATGAGTGAAATTGAAAAATTAAAGAATAAAGTTATTTATCAAGATTCGTTGAAAGTTATAAAAGAATTACCAAGTAACTCTATTGATTTAATTTATACTGACCCACCATATTATATTGAAGAAAGTATGAAAATTTTAAGAAAAGGAAATAATTTAAAATACAAAGCAAGTAGTGATTTATCATTGGAAAATATTAAAGATTGGGATTTAGACCAATGGAAAAGTGAAGAAGAATATGAAGAATGGTTTTATAATTATTTGAAAGAGTTTAAAAGAATTTTGAAACCAGATAGGCATTGTATAATTTGGTTGGATAAAAAGAAATTTTCTTGTTTTGGAAAATATGCTGAAGAATTGGGATTTAAATTTAGAACTCCATTATTTTGGAGAAAAACAAATCCTGTTCCACAAGCAAGGGGAGTTTCTCCTGCAAAATCAATTGAAATTGCTTTATGGTTGACAAATGGAAAAAGTAAACAAGATTTTTATAATTATAAATTAGGATTGATAAATGATGTATTAGATAGTGCTATTCCAAATAAACAAGGAGGAAAAATAAGACACCCAACACAAAAACCTTTATATGTTGTTTTGTTTCATATTTTGTATTTTTCTAAACCAAATGATATTGTATTAGACCCATTTGCTGGAAGTGGGACAACAGGAGTTGCTTGTAAATTAACAAATAGAAATTTTATTTTAATAGAAAAAAATAAAGAATTTATTGAAAACATAAAATTTAGATTGAATAATTTGAATAATAAAAACATTCAAAAAGAGTATAATAAAGTTAAGGAATTCATCTTGAATAATTATTTAAAATCAAAATTAACTGTTGATGAAGTTTTAGAATTAATTGGAGATAAGGAAAAAAAGAAAAATAAATTTTCAAAACTATTTGAATAAAAAAGGAGAAGTAAAATGCTTGAAAAGAAATTAGGTGAATTGAATAGAGATGTATTAAGAAGAATATTTTTATATATTGCTTATAAAGTTGAAGGACAAGGATATGACCCAAAAGACCCTGCAGGTGAAACAATTTATGGTATAACAAAAAAATGGTATCCAGAATTTTATGAAAAATTAAAAATTGCTTTGGAAAATAATGATAAAAAAGAATTAGAAACTGCAATTTTCAATTCTTATTCCGAAATTTATAAAAAATCATTATCAGAATATTTACCTTATCCTTTAAATATTACTCATTTTGATTTTTATTTCAATGCAGGAGACCATTCATTTGAAGCATTGCAAAAATTATTAAAACACTTTGGAAGATATTTAGGAAAAATTGATGGAATATTTGGTAAGCATTCAAAAAAAGCATTGGATATTTTCTTGAAAGAAGATTATGATTTTAACAACAAATTCTTTTATTATTCTTTGTATAATTATTTTAGAAGAAATTTTTATCTTGACAATCCTGAAAAAAGATATATAATAGGTTGGATTAATCGAGTTCAAAAGATTGATAAATTATGCTTAACAGAATTGTAAAAA